ATCATTGATCCTATAACCATAAATAGCTTCCAAAAATTCATTATAACGACTACCATGAGTCATCATAGTTTCACGGAATTTCTGCAGCTGTTCTGCAGTACGCAAATCAATTATACTGGCTTCGCCAGTAAGCAAAGATGTATCAGCATATAAACCTTCCTCACCAGTAGTATCTATGTCAGGTGTTCCCTGACCAATTACCAAAGGATCGGTACCAAGAACTACATCAATAGTAGTAAAAGAACCACCGTCTCCCTGTCGACGAACCTCAACATCATGAAACGTCATAGGAATATTAACGGTATCACCTTTCTGAGTATCATTCAAAGCTGAAGTAAAATAGTCGTGCATCCAAGCACGATTTTTCAAACCAAGCAAATCAGTATTCGCAGAATTGTCACCATCGATCAACTCAAAATCCATTGGTGTTTGTAAATTCTGATCACGGTAATACTCATTCCAAATCAACTGATATGCAGCCCACCAAAAAGCCTGCACATTAACCGGTACAGCAGCACCAGGAACAGTATCAGGAATAGGAACACCTAAATAATTGGCCAAACGGCCATTAGCAGCCGCATTGGTCATAGTTAAAAAAGGAACTGCAGGAAGAACACCACCGACCTTTGTCTCTGTTATAAAATTCATCCAATTAGACCAAAGTGTCCGGTAAGGAACATAAAAATTATGAATGTAAACCTGATTGCGATGCATAATAGGAGCAAGTGTTGCAGCGGTTTTAACCAACCACTCCGAAGACATAGACCAATGAGAACCCGGCAACGTAGGTTGTACGTAAACCGGAATAATCTCACCAAAATTACACGCCGTAACGTGCGTATTGCCCATATCAAACCGGGATTTCTTAACCCGAGGTTTGGCAATATCATTAAAGATGTTTTTGTTCTGACTCATAAAAAGGTTTTAATTGATTCAATAAAGTTTCCAACAAAGACAAAATGTCAAAATAAGGCGAATCATTATAATCGCCCGCCACCACGCCGCATCGTACCAGACCCGGTTCGTTTACCAGACCGACGATTGCGACCTTTACGAGATTTGAAACCACCTTTGCGGCCTCTGCTTTTGAAAGACTTTTTTCCATAACTCATGATTTAAAATTTAAAAATTAAAAAATACAAATACACATTAACGGGAATCGCCTCCGGCGGGGCCTTCAGCCGGAAGTTTTTTAGGGTGTTATTTAGAGGCATCTAACGTGGTGCCCATGTAACACACTGAAAACATAACGGCGTAGAGGGTACGGAATACACCGGCGACAACCGCCGGAGAGAGCGTTCGCCACAACAATACAACTAACGACGACGCTTAGGCCTTCCCATGGAACGAATAACACCTTCTCCGACCTTCTGACCTTCATAGATAGGCAAATCATTTACGAAAGATTCGCCACTACCAAAGACAGCATCGAAAATACCTTTCATGCCATACTTCAACTCCAAATCCTTCAGCTTACCATCAAGAACCATATTAGAAATGCGCTGCTTCACTTCAGAAATATGCGCATTAGTCAAAGTACGATTCATCCGAGCAGATCTAAGATCATCTGCCATCTTTTTCAAAGTAGCATCCTGAAGAATCTTAGCACGATCATTCTGATCGATAGTATACTTCGTATCAGCACCAATCTTACCGATCTCCATTTCGGTTTTACGATTAGACAACTGTTGAGCAGTCAACTGACCAGGCGCCAACGCTTTCTTTTGACCAAGATCAAAACCGGCAGTCTGACCCTGTATAGTACGAAGAACAACATCCTGCTTCGCAGTATCAGTTTGAGCCTTTATCAAATCAATATCAGCTCGCTTTTGCTCGAGATCAACAAAGTTCATAAAAATCTTAGAAAATAAACCGGCATCCACAGAAGGAGCCTCGGCAGAGCCGGGCTTAGGAGATGCCGAACCAATAGAAGAAGCCTGATTAGAGACACCACCACCAGCAAACGCAAGATGAGAATTAATACCAGCCTCCTTTAAGCGTTTCATCTGATTCTTAGGGGAATTATACTCATTTTCCAATCCCCAATTAGTAAGGTAGGTATCATTAGCCCAATTAAACATTTTCTCGTCCTGACGGCGATTCTTAGCATTAGTAAGAGCCTGAGAACCAATATTAAAAAGGGAGGCAAGCGTAGAGCTACCAGCTTGCACCAACCCGGGATCAAGACCCATAAAATAAAGTTTTAAAGTTAAGACCACAATACTTGCGGTCAACTAGCACTAATACATCAAGGATCATTAGTGCCGATCTCAACGATCGAAAGCTGTCCAAGACAGCAAGAAAGAAGGCCGCTGGCCATCTTTCAATCTTCCAGATGGGGCGACAGGCAACCAAACTTGCCAATTGCACCTTCGTCCTCATTCCGCTTCGCTCCATTCGTCCTACCGGTGCAGAGGCAAGGCGGGCTGCACTGTCCACCGCATCTGGAGAAACCCCCGTGTTAACACGGGGGGGAATTACAGTATAGTAAACACATATAATAAAATAATTAAACATTAAACAACAGGTTGAACAACAGGAACAGCGGCCAGCTTATCAGCAACGGCCTTTTCAACCAATTTAGCAAACTCAGCATCACGCTTAGTTTTAGCAGACAACTGACGATCATGTATGATCTGACGCATCCGCTCCTCCGAAGCCTGAACAATTTCCATACGTTCAGTAAGATCAAGTTTTTCAAAATCCTTGATCACAACCCGACCATCATCATACAAAGCAACCTTTTCATCAATGGCATTTAAGCCATTAGCAAAACGATCAGCAATCTGACGAAGAGTTAAAGTACGACCAGGAATAGTAAGAGACTTCTTAGAAGACTTCCAAACAGGCTTATAGAACTTAAAGGAATGTTTGGAGATAATACGAGAAACAGCAACAACAGGCAAAGGAAACTCTAACTTTTCCTTTGCCTCATTAAATACAACTTTTTTTGCCATAAAAACAGTTTTAAATTAAAAAATAGATGAACGAGACTTAAAAAAATCACTACGTTGCTTACGTACAGCGGAATTGAAACTTTCGTAGTGACCACGCAACTCTACAAATGACTTCAAACGCACAGTGGGGCTATTAGATTGAAAGGTACGAGAATTTTCCTCAAATTCCATACGCTTATAATTAAGCTCAAAAAAACGCCTCTGACCGGGCGTATAAACCAATTCCTTAAAATAACGACACATAGCAATCTTTTTACCACCTTCCAACGGAATATACATCCGACCAAGCAGATCATCCAAATGCCATGCTTTCATTTCAGGAGTTAGATAAGACTTACCTAAGCCTTTAGAAAATAATCCGAACTCGGGAACACGGTCATCCGCTTTATAGGCCGGAACGATTCGTTCCTTGCACATATACTTAAGGCAGTAACCCACGGATGCCCCATTAACGGTTCCATAGTACACCGATCCGTATTGCCAACAAGGCTGGATACTTTCGATATCCGCATTAAATAACAGCACATGATAGTGCGGACGGGAAAAGGTCGTGCCGTACTCGCCCACTGCATAATATTTGATATCACTTCCCCCGTCGTTACATCGACGAAGTTTCTTGATGAAACATTGAACGTGATTTTTGACAAGCGTAAGGCGGCGGCCCACAGGTGAAGCACAGACATTTTCCGGAGCATAGGTAAGAGTTATAAATTGAGCAGAACGAGCAAAACGCTCTTCAATCATTAACCGATGGGACCACCCAGAGGCACGGCGCGCCACACAATTCGGACACGAACCACACGGCACATGACGGCCGGCCTTTAAGGTGATCGGTACTATACAACGAGTACTCATCCACCCAACATTGGTGTACCAAAATAAGGCAGAGGCTGCATCACAGACACATTAGTCCGGATCATAACCCACAACTTCATATCACTAGATTCCTCAACATTAAAAATCCGATTCAAATCGTCATTACCGGCATTACATTCAATGAATTCATCATTAAGCGGAGGAAATACAGAAAAATTCCGGGCCATATTCCAGAAAATAAGCGAACTAGTCATATCAGAAGAAATTCTATTAAAGGTCTGCTTATACTCAGCATACCGCATCTGATAACCCCAAGTACCAGCACCACCGGAATTGTAACCAAAAATCTCCTGATTTAAAATAGCCTGCTCACCAATGTTCGCCATCAAAGGATTACCAAATTCAAAGGGATCATCCAGCTTAAGCATTTCCTTTGGAAAACCCTGAAAATACATACTATCCGGCATAACAGACAATAACGAAATAATAACACCATGCTCAGGACAGGTATAACTAACGTTTCCTCCCTGGTTATAAGAATTCAAATTACCAGACTTATTTCCCTGGGGCAAATCGAGCGGTTCATTACCAGCTGTATTAATCGTTTCACTCACGATAAGATCACCACGCATACCACCAAGATAAAGCGGACGCTGTATAGT